TTCAATTACAATATCCTCACCGCAGTAATATAGGTCAAAACCGGCATCATGTCTATCTATTTGAGACTGATTTAGCACCTCATTTTGTCCATATAACTCTTTGGCAGTGTCGTTAAGTAACTTGACATATAACATATTAATATAAGTAGTATATTTGTTCTTTAATATATATAAATATCAATTTTATGCATATTAAATGTGTTAAAATATGGTGCTTAAGCAGCAAAACCCATACCACCCATTCCTCCCATAACACGGAAGACGTTGTAGTTAGGGCCATAGATGTTACATGTGGCTGCACTATGAACAGTGACAGATACTGCAGTCATGGCTCCGGACACACGGACAGGGGCGGTAGTGATGAATTCCAAGTGGATGGATGCATTATCAATACGAGACATATTGACAGTTCCAGATGGTTGTAAGTTGCATGGGTTGATGGCGAAGGAGTATGAGTTAAGACCATCTTGGGCTGCAACATTGAAGTGTTGCCATGATTGGACGTAGTTGTAATACATACCATCACGACGGCTCAATCTATCTTGGTTATTAAGAGAGATAAGCATTTGGCTGACTGGATTGACGCTTCTATCCAAGAATGTTCCGTAGTTGCACCAATCACGGACGGTAATATCGTAGTTAGCGCTTGCATCACCGGTAGTTCCACGGGTAACAGAGTTACCAACAAGGGTTCCGAGTTCAGTGATGGTCATGGAGCAGTATCTCATGTCAAGAGGATAACCGAGAACCATGGTGGCATCGGCATCACCGGCAACAACGGCTCCGGAAATATCAACTGGAGCAACACGTGCAGCAGTGATTGCAGCCTTGAAACCTGCATCAGAAATGCTTGAGTTACCCTCATAGATACCAGTGCTGGTGTTAAGGGTTCCCCATGCCAAAGCAGCACGCTTGGTGGCTTGGATTTGCATGGCATGCCAGTCCTTAGGATTCCATGCCAAGAATGCATTACCGGCAGTGTATTTAGTCTGCTGAACATTGACGTGAAGAGCCTTAACTGGGTGGTTAAAGGCAATTCTGAATCTTTGAGAAGTGGCATTGACACCTTCGGACAAATCTTGGACTTGTTCGATGAGGTATTCGTGGATGGATTCAGCGAATTTAGTGCGCTCAACCTTACCCAAGAATACGTAATCAACCATAAGAGTAGCAGCAGAAAGAGAACCAGTGGCACTGGATGCGTTGCGACCACATACAAGGTTTGCAAGTGGGTTAAGTTCAATTTCAACACGGTAATCGTGGAATTGAGTGGCAACATATGGAAGAGCATTGGCGTTATGTCTGCAGCATGAAAAGTTAAGTGGGATGTAAAGAGTGGTGGCGAGGGTTCCTTCACCGGGGACGGTAAGGGCTTCAGTGTCACCAATCATTTCATCATGGACACGATCTAAGTGAGCATCACGGCAAGTATTGTGTTGGACATTGAACCAATCACCAGTGTGTTCTTCAAGAGTTGTTCCACCACAGTTAAGTTCAGCACGCTTAATCATGGCATAACCAACACGTGGGCACCAGCATTGACCAGCGCTCAAGGCAGGAAGAGTGACCTTAAGATACATCTTAGTGACTAAATCACCATTGCGTTGAAGGGCACATACGACTTTCTTGTTGAAATCACCAGTTCCATTGAAGACTTGTTCAATAGATTCACTTGCGAAAACAGTGTGCTTTTCGATTAATTCCTTGAAAAAGGTAATATCGGGTTTTGAAGTTAAGTAGTGGTCTTGATTACCACGAGCAACAACTTGTACGAGTCCACCTCCGGGCATTGTATATATACAATAACAATAGATATTTTTTTAGAATAATAAATTTAATTCTATAATAATTTATAACTATAATAAAAATGAGTTCTTTTAAAAGAAAGAATTTAAAAGGAGCCAAATTAGAAAAAAATCATAAAAAGGAAGACCATTATGACATTGTGGCAGAACATCATTCAAAAATAATGAAAGATATTGAAGAAAGAGAAAAGAAACTTCCTATATATAAATCAAAAATTAAAGAAATAGATATCGAACTTGATATTATTTCTAATCCAAAGAAAGTTAAATTATATGTAAAAAATTTAAAGACAAAAATAGCGAAATTAAAGAAAAAAGAAAATGCGAATACAAATTTAAATGATGTGGAAGAAGATAATAATATTTATACTGAAATGATTAAAACTCAAGACACCACTAATGAAAACATATTAGTAGAATTGGAAGAGAAATTAAACATATATAATAATATATTTCTTCTTAAGGCATATGAGAATGATTTAAAACAACAGCAGAGAGACTTAGAAGCACTTATATATAGTATAGAAAATAATTATGAAGAATTAAACTATTATGATGACGTATATGAAGTTCTTAATAATTATTGTAAAGAAGAAGAAAAGGAAGAGGAAATTATTATTGACATAACTAATTTATTACAATATAAAGACAGAGCGGAAGGTATGACTGAAAAGAAGAAGGAAACAATTGATAAATATTTACAAACTGTTCATGAAAAAAAGAAATTTGAAACACCAAAACGGCAGGAAAAATGTGAAGATTGTGGTGTTAATAAACTTGTAAATTTACAGGAGGGAATTCTTGTGTGCGAAAAGTGCGGTAATTGGGAAACAATAATTATTGATTCATCTAAACCTTCATTTAAAGATCCAATTACGGATGCTAAACCCAGCACTTACAAAAGACCCGGACACTGCACAGAGTTATTAAATCAAAGTCAGGGAAAAGAATCCACCGAAATACCACAGGATTTATTAAATAACATATATTATCAATTATATGTGTATAACATTACTGACCTTAGTAAAGTTACAACAAAAGACATTAAAAGATGCCTAAAAGATTTAGAACAAACAGGAATGAATGAACATGCTGTGAATATTATTAATAAATTAGTTGATCGTCCTCCTTCTACAAAGTCCCATCAATTGATGGAAAAGGTTAAATACATGTATATTAGAGCAGAAAAGGCGTGGTATAAAATTAAAAAGAAGGATCGTAAAAATTTTATCAATAATAATTTTGTATTTCGTAAAATATTTGTATTGCTTGATGAAGATGAAGAGGCTGAAAAGTGGCCTTTATTATCAGTGGAAAAATTATATGAACATGATGAAACATGGGAGGAAGTGTGTTTAAATGAAAATTGGCAATTTATCCCATTTGCTCCTTTTTATGTCTCACGATTTGAATAATCCACACGGCAGGTTGGAGCCACATGATCCATTGCTGCATATATGGTAGCTCCAACAATGCTTATAATTATTATTTTGCTATTTACTGCCCCTCCATGTAATACATGCTGAACTGTAAATAACAATAAAAACATAATAAGATATCTAATTGCATCAATAAACCCTTTATTGTTTGTCATTAATTATATAAAAGAAAATTATAACATAAAATTAATGAATAAACAACCAGAGTCAATAGTTCCAATCACAGACCCTGATGCTACGATTAATAGATTATATAATGACCATTCCAATTCTATAGTATTTGATAGACCATTATATAAACATACTCCTTTTGCATTTGATGTTGAACATAAAACATTTAATAGGTCTCCGAGGTTTGATGATACTGTATTTACAGAAATTAATGATTACACAGGAGATATAATACAATCAATTACACTTAAAATAACACTTCCAGAGGTGCACATTCCAAAAACTCCATTATCTGAATATTTAACTCATACTATAACTGATTATAACCTTACCCTTACGGCCGACGAGATGATAACTACATATACAAATTTAATAACATCATTTAGGGGGTTTATGAGTTCAGCCATGATTTATTGGAGAACAATTAAATCAATTATTGATGCAAATAATACTAATTATGATAATGTTATAGCCCAAATTAATACATATGAGGCAGCCTTAGACACAACACATGCTACTTATGAACAATATGATGAATTTCAAAGTCAAAATGTGGGGGAAACTGCAATTTCTTTTAATTTCAGCATATTATCATACATTAAAAATAACTTTACATCATATTCGAATAGTGTATATAATAAGGCGCAAACTTCTTTATATAAAACAGCAGTTCTATCATATTTAAACAATTTCATCACTTATAAAAAATTACACCTAAAATTCCTCATATCACAGAGGGATAAATTTCAAACTCATAAGGATAGATATACATCTTCATATTATAATTTTGCATGGGTTTCAAATATTGGTCTTGCAATTATTAAGCGCATATCCGTAACATTAGGTAATCAAACAATTAATTATCACACAAATACCAGTTTGGATGTTTATTATAAGAGAAATACACATATTGGTGATAATGATGTTATAATTAATAATTTACACGGAAATATATCATCTCTTACGGCATACAATACCGATTTGAAACCTCAATATGATGTTTATGTAACAATACCAATAGGAACACTTATTCCCTCTCTTCTTACAAAACATCAGGACTTAATTGTTACAGTTGAATTTAATGAATTAAACAAATGTTGTTTTTGTGATTATGATGAAATTGAATCCCTTGTTGAATTACAATCAGGAGAGTTAATTGTTGAATACGTTCATTTAAGCGAGACCGAGCGCAGAGCATATTACAATGACCCTGTCCCAGTTGAAGCCATTGTTAGAAGAAATAATATAACAACATATACGGATATTATATATAAAAATAATATTTGTCCAATTGATGTCTCTGATTTAGCATATGATATGTATTGGTTAATTCAAAAGGATTATAATGTTACCACCTTAAAGATGTGGAATGATTATGATAATCAACACTTTTATACATATAATGCTACTATATCTAAAGGTGAAACATCACCATATATGAATAAATTAGTGGTGCAAATTACGGATAAAACTATTGTCAATCACACACGATTCCTTAATGGTCAATGTCTTATTTATCACTCAAATTACTATAATAATTCATATAAAATTACAGCCACTTTTTCATCATCATTTGTCCTTGATTCAACCAATTTTATATATCCTGACACTGTAAAAGTGAGATTACTTAAACAAAACCCCGAGATTATTGAGAAAACATCCCTCCTAATTAACAATCATCCTCATACCCCCCTTACTCACAATGTGTTTTACAGAGATTTATATAATAGAGAAATAAATAGATACTCATTTTCATTACATCCCAATTTACCCATGTTATCAGGTGGATTAAATATGGCAGTTATTAAATCAAAGGCCTTATATTTGGAACTAAATGATGAAATTGTGAATGAAATAGATGCTAACAGTGGGGATACATTTACTATCACGATGAATGTTTTAACTTATGATTTACTAACAAATCACAAAGGTTCATTATCGCTATTATTTTCATTATAATTATATTACCATAATTTAAATGCCAGGTGGTTTAGTAGATATAACATTTAGAGGAAATCAGGACAGATTCCTAACCGTAAATCCAACAATCACATATTTTAAAGCACAATATTGTAAATATGCACAGTTTGCCCGAGAAGAAATATATTTGCAGCCCGAATCAGGTGGGGAACTGGGTGAAAAGATGACATTTAAGTTACGCTCACATGGTGGTGACCTTATTTATGCTCCAATTGTAAGATTTGAATTACCACAGGTTACTGTATCATATACAAATACAAATCAATATTATATTGATTCAATTGACCCAACCAATTTATATACAATTACGAAAGATATGCATAAATTAGGAGCATATTTATTCGTAACTCCTCCTTCCACCCCATCTCGTATACCAATAATACTTAATTCAACATCAGAGGTTTCATATAATTACGATCATCTTCTTTATAATACATCACTTCAAACCATTCCAACTAATAATCCATCATATTACTCATTCTTCGAGCCTACCCCATCTTCGTCATTTGAAAATGCACTTATTTACACAGAACGAACAATGACTAGTCCTAATAAAAGGGCTGCACAAAATATATATTTTTCAGATTCCCACATGAATTATCTCATAACTGAATTAACAAAACTCGATCTTTCGGGTTCAATAATGATTGCTGATGATTATTATGAAATATTTAAAACAAATCTCCGAAACCACATTGCCTCATTAGATGATTTTACTTTTATTAATGTGGTTAAAGATACAAATAGTCCATATTCTGAAACTCTCAGTAATCAAAATATAATAACAAATATTGCCAATGAAGTTTCATTCCAACTTCCCTATTTTTATTCAAATACAAAATTATTATTTATTTATGATAGTGATTATGACCTCAAATCAATTATGTCAGTTAATAACTTCAGTTATTCAGGAATAACATACAGGAATAATGTAACTCCATTATATAACAATTATGATATTATTGAAGATATTTCATCTACTCTTCATGTAAAGACAGGTTATAGTTCAATTACTCCAATTACAACTTTAACAATTGTGGATGATGATAATTACGACCTAAGTTTTAATACAACAACCGTTCCTTTATCCACATCTTCTATTTATTTTATATATAGAGATGCAGGGGCTACTGGGGTGGATGACAGTGACCATTATGACACATTTTATACAAATAATAGGATATTTTCGGGCACAGTTTATGAAATGCAAAAGGTTTTATTACCACTCGCAATACTTAAATATAACTCCGAAACGGGATATTTTATGAAATATTCCCTCTCACCAACGGCTACAACCGATGATTATGTTTATTTATATAAAGAAGTTAGGTTGCATGACGACGCATATACAAGCATATTATTGGGTAATAATATGTATGATTCAAATTATAATAATGCTCTATCAATTGATAGCACAAATGGGACAATTGGTGATGGTCAATTTTATATTAATAATGACAATGATGTATTAAATGTTGTAAATGTAACAACATCACATATCCCTCGGACACAGGACTATATTCCCACGGATATAAGCCTTAATTTTACCCTTTCATCATCAAATATCCGCCTTATTCCCGTGAGTAATGTTACCAACCTTTCAAGTAATCTAAATTCCTATAATAATTATTTATATGTTAAAGACCAAATCAGCGAATTAAACATAACAGGAAAAGATACAATTATAAAGACAAATGTGGATGAAACAAATGAGGAAATTATAGATTATATCCGGAATGTATTCAAGTATTTTCTTAATAATACAATCTACTTCCAATTTTATGGTAAGTTTAGGATTGAAACAGGTGTTACATTTGAGGCAAACATTAACGCAGTTCTTCTTAATAACTACATAACATCTTTATATTCATCACATACTCTTAATGGGACAAGTAATAGTTATAACTATTTTCAGGCATTAATTACTACTAAATATACTGAATTTATTGAGGAATTTGAAGTATTATATGACCTTACAGTTAAGGAGATGAATAGTATAACTTATCCTACTATTATCAGTGGAATAAAAAATAATACAGAATTATTGAAGATTTACAGTGCTACTACTCCTCCAACGGGGACTGCATATATAAGTGGTTCTAATACATTTACACGCTTATATTATAAGCCAAATGCATCATATACAGGAGATGACATACATACACAAATAACAACAATTACAGGAACATCGCCCACATTTTCCGATGGAGTATATCTCATGGGTGTGTATAAATATGAATATGAAACTAATTACATTAATTTAACACCTACTGACGATGACACAGCCTACAACATGTATTTAATTACGGAGTTAATGGGGACAACGGACACCAGTGGTAATTCTTATATTTCTAATATTTATGTTTATGAAACTTACACCACTGACCTCAGTCATTCATATGTTCCCAGTTCAAACGATGAATCAATTTACACATATATGGATACATTTATTACTAATCCAGATGGGACATATAGTGTTGAATTAAATATGGAATATGTTTTATATCATTATGCACATCAATTATACACAACATTTCGGGGATTATTAACAAACAACGTCAACTTTTCCCTTTATCTAAACATAAACATGTATAAGAATTTATATGATATACGAACTATAATAGATAGACGAATTGCAGCCCGTATTCAGGATGTAAATGATATTGCTGATATTGAGGAACATTTTTACAACACATGTATTTCATTTGCCGAACAAATTGACCATGAAATGATAAATAATTACATAATACATGTGGAACAATCATATATAACAAATTATATTGTCCCCAGTATTACAACAATATATACTGATAATTCAGGTGGTTATATTTTAACGGATAATCCATTTGACCAAATACGATGGTATTTATATTACTTATATGATGGAATTACATCTACAATATATTCAAATACAAAACTTACCATATCACAGGTTAAAACATTATTAACAACAACTTACTCTAATTCCACTATTGACGATACGATAAATCCTCGTATTCTATCAATAATAACACAGTTAGAGGCAATATTATTAGGCACTTATACACAAGTCCAGTTAAATGCAACGCCATTTGATACATTTTTCACTTCCTTATTACCAGTATATACAACATCTTTTTATAACAATTATGCGTATAAAACATGGCTTAAATTCTTTTATGATTCAAAAATTAAATACTTTGAATATCATGAATCACTCCTACTGGCCATACGGGAAAGTGGGGCATTTTCTGAACAAATGCTTACAAATTACATTCAATATATTAATTTTGAATTAAATGATTATTCAATACAAATGAAATCTTTTAACGACTCCCTTTCGTTCAATGTGGATAGCACTGATGTGGATTTATTATATACAAACTCACTCGCTGATTACACAACTAAAAAGACTGCATATTTTAATTATGATTATTTGTTAGATATACAATTTACAAGTGTTGATACGCTTATTTCCAACTACAATACATTTATGTATAGTGCATATAGTATGTATAGTGATTATAGACTAAAGGATGTATTATATCACCACTTATATCAAACATATACTATTACAATGGACAATGGTGACCATACATTAACATCTGGAACTATATATACAATAACCGATCCATCATCCAATACTCACACATTTACAAATTTTGCGTTTGAAACATCTAACACCATTACATATCGTGTAACATCTACGGGGGCTATAATTGATAATTCTAATAATACAATAAATTATGAAATTAATATGACTGATGGAACATTACATACTTATGATTTGTCCCACTCTCTTGTTGTGGTAAATATAGATGTAAATGATTTAAGTGGGAATAAGGTATATGGACTTGTAAGAGATACAATAGTGGATGTAAGTGGGACACAGGTGGGGTCATATGTTCATGATACAAATATATATACAATCAATGGGTCTAATTACAAACGTATCAATAATAATTTACATGGAAATTACACCGATGTATCCATGGGGACAACTGCCGACATTAGTGGAACGACGTTTAATGTGGTAAATAGGGTATTTTATGACACGAGTTATAATTTAACATATCAATTTAACATAGATGATTATTCAATGACTCTCCTATCCACGGATGTTAGTTATAATATTGTCCCAACACGTCTTATAAGTGATACGGCAAACACGCCTTACAGTATTGATAATGTATTTACTACAACATTTAGTGCTACAAATAATAATAAATCAATTACATATTTACAGGAATTAGTATTGTCCAATATGTCAGGGGCTGATAATGACAGTAAATTATTAAATAATATGTTTAAAAATTCAATCATGCCCATGGATGTCTCACATGATGAATTGATAATGACAATTAATTTAAATAATAATAAGAGTTTGGGAGAATACACACATGGATATAGTGACATTAAAACATTTGACCAAACAGCACAGGTATTTAGAACATATGGCTCTGATATTAGTGCAGGAAATACATACCATTATGTTGTTGAAAAAATAACAGATTATCCATTAATTGACAATGAAACATCAGAGTCCCGATTTATAAATAGATATACAACAAATCATACTTTTATGCTTGCTCAAAAGGACAAATGTGCATCTCAATTATCCAATCTTGTTACTCTAAATTATGCAATTAATAATGTTAAAGAATATATATTGGATAGTTACGTGGATGGAAGTGGGAATAACATTGGAACAACATTTGATGTATCAGGAACGGAGTACCAGATTAGAAATGGAGAACTCGTGGGCACCGTGGAATTAAGCATTATTGACAGTGTTATTACTAATTCCCCTTATACATTTACATGGACGGGTGGACTGCATTATATTAATGATGGGACGAGTAATTTATTATTATCAACAACACGAGGAGGATTGTATGATGATTATGATGTGTCATATAATAATTGCAAATTGAAATTTATAGGCACAAATGAGGTTTATGTAGATATAAGTGGTTCATCATTTCCCGATACATTGGATATTGTGGATGGGAAATTGTTGCGTTGTAATTCGCTTGATTATGGTTATGAAATAGATGCATCGGGTAATCTTGTATATTCATTTACATATGATTTACAAAGAGATATATTAATTAAAACAATTAGTAATCACAATAGTCAAATATATTCATCGGCCACATTTCCAAATATTGCAATCTCTGATGTCTCGGGCACAACTCTCACAATGGATAATAGCACTAATCTTGTGCATCAATATGCCCTCATGGCTGATTTAAGCGGTAATTACCACACGACATTTATTATTGACCAAAGTGGGAATGAAATTGATGTAGACTTTATTGATTCATTTACTTATGATTCAAATAAAAGTTATATAATAATTAGGGAACCAAAGACCATAATTAAACATATTGGTTATACGAGGTTTCGGGCAAAAGATGTATTTAATTATTGGGAGAATTATGCAGCATCTCTCACATCCATAACAACTCTTGTTACCCAATATACTGATGAATATTTTAGAGGAAAACGAATATCACTTAACTCTTATTTTGACACATTGATTAGGGCTGCATCCCCAGAAATAAAAGGATTTGATGATATTGATTTTACATATGATAATATGGTTAAATACAGAAGGGATTTATATGCTGAAATCAGGGATGTAATTGTTACATTGGGAAGGGATGAAACCCCCGTATGCTCGTGGATTGATTATTTAGGTCATTACATATGTGATACAGCCAGTCTCATCATTGATGGAAAAACAATTGAGGAGATTGATGATAATATTATTAATATATATAATCACAGAACAACGGATGTCACAAATCTCCCATCACTTTACCGCATGATTTGTCACCCACCCAATAATGGTAATAGATTAATGCGGGAAATTGTATATTGTCCATTACCCATGTGTATAGCGCATGAAAGTGCAGCCCTCCCGATTGTGGCACTTAGTAATTCAGACCTGAGAATGGAGTTAAAATTTAAAACAATGGAGCAATTGGTGCGTAAACCTCCAAAAACACAATTAACCGTAACGGGTAAATTTAAAGCACATCTTTCTTTATCATATGTATTTTTAGACATGCAATTAAGGGGTAAATTCGCCCGCTCCCGCCATGAATATATATTTAATGTTAAAAGAGCACATAAGTATCAAAGTGGGTTGGGTAAAATAAGATTGGATTTTCATAATCCATGCAGGGAGTTATTGTGGATGTTTCAGAGAGATGTTGATAAACAAAATAAGAATTATTGGAATTTTACCGGACAAAATAAAAAGATATATGATATTGATAATTTCTATAATAACATAATTGAATCAGGCGATAGTTTATATGATACAATTCATCATATGCTTAGAATGCGTGGGGTAACAGGGACAAAGTTAATTTTACCCGCATTGGATAAGGATCAGGTGTTACGAGTAAAACAGTTGATGAAAAATGAAGCCCCTATTAATCCATTTACACTATCAACCCTCTATTTAGATGGGCATAAAAGGTTTTCAATTGATTCAAAACAATCCAGTATTATTCCTTTTACGGATGAATCATGCATTGATGGAGTTAATGCATTTAAATTCTCATTATACCCAAATGCATATCAGCCATCAGGGCATATTAATATGAATAAATTTATAAATATAGAGTTTGAATATGTATTAAACACGGGGGCAAATGGAACAATTTATATTATTACAGCTTCACACTCATTATTTAGAATTGCATCAGGTTTTGGTATGGTTATTTGGTAAGTTGATTATTTAAAATTATTACTATTGTTATATATTAATAATGCCATTAGGACACGTTTTATTAACATTTACAGGGAAACAAAATTACATTATCAATGTAAATCCAAAGATTACTTTGTTTAGATTTGTTGTTAATAAACATGCTCAATTTCAAATGGAATCAATTGCCACACCATTTTCGGGAACTGCTGATTTTGGACGTATTGTTACGTGTGAAATATCCAAAACAGTGGCACAAATGATAGGACGTGGATATGTGGTTATTGATTTACCACCAATTGGGAACTTTGTGGATACATTAACGGATGACGGTGATGGTAACTCGCAAATAGCCGTATGTGCATGGGGAGAAAAGGTTGGTTATAGATTATTAAAAGAAGTAAGTTTTGAGGTAAATGATACAGTAATTGAAAAACATACATTTGATTGGTTTAATATGAAACATACATGCACGAATCCCGCTGCAAAAGAAGATGTTTTAAATAAGATGATAGGTAATATACCCGAATTAACTGATTTTACATCTTCAAAAAACGGTTATTCATTAAAGATACCACTTGATTTTTTCTTTATGCAACAGGATTCCAATCCTTTTAACATGCTTGGTTGTTATAATTCTACAATA